ATTGCTGGCGATAGAACTATAGCTGCATGGTCAATTACTGTATTAAATGATACAGACTTTAAATTGAGAAATGCATTTGAAAGATGGCAAAATGGTATAGCAAATATGTCTGATTCTGAAGGATTAACAAATCCTGTAGATTATCAAGTGGACGCTTTTGTTGACCAACTTGACAGAAACGGTGCTACAATTAAAAGTTACACATTAAGAGGTGCTTATCCAACAAGTATTGGTTCTATTGCATTAGGCATGGGAACTAATGACCAGATAGAATCTTTTGATGTAACATTTGATTATCAGTACTTTGATACAAATACAACTACTTAATATTGGTATAAATAATATTAGTATTAAAGAGGAAATAAATTATGGCTGAACTATTTGGTTTTCAGATTTCTAGAGTAAAGAAACAAGAAGACCCTAAACAATCGTTCACAACAACTCAGGCGGATGACGGTACACAAACCGTCGCCGCCGGCGGTTACTTTGGTCAATATCTTGATATGGAAGGTACTGCCAAATCTGAGGCAGACCTCATTCGTAGATATAGAGAAATTGCTTTACATCCCGAATGTGATATGGCAGTCGAAGACATAGTAAACGAAGCTGTTGTTGCAAATGAACTTAAAGAACCTGTAAGAGTAAATACAGAAAACTTATCATACGGAAAAGATATTAGAAGAAAAATAGAATCTGAATTTTCTAATATTTTAAAACTCATGAGTTTCAATACAAAAGGACATGACATCTTTAGAAGATGGTATGTTGATGGTCGTATATACTATCAAAAAATTATAGATAGAAATTCACCTACATTAGGTATTACTGAATTAAAATATATCGACCCTAGAAAGATTAAAAAAATTAGAGAAGTAAGAAAAGTAAGACCTGAAGGTGCTAAACAATTAGAAGTGGTGGATGAGTTTGTAGAGTATTACTTATTTAACGAAAAGGGCGTATCGGGTACAACATCTGGCGGTGGTTTAAAAATCGCACCTGATACAATTGCATTTTGCCCTAGTGGTCTAGTAGACCAACAACAAAATATTGTTATGTCGCATTTACATAAGGCGATAAAACCAGTCAATCAACTTAGAATGATTGAGGACGCTGTTGTAATATACAGAATTGCAAGGGCGCCAGAAAGAAGAATATTTAAAATAGATGTAGGTAACCTACCAAAAGTAAAAGCAGAACAATATCTAAGAGATGTTATGGCAAGATATCGTAACAAATTAGTATATGACGCTTCAACAGGAGAAATTAGAGATGATAGAAACTATATGTCTATGCTCGAAGATTTCTGGTTACCGTCAAGAGAAGGTGGTAGAGGAACAGATATCTCAACATTACCTGGTGGTCAAAATCTAGGTGAAATTGCTGATATCGAGTATTTTCAAAAGAAACTATATCGTTCATTAAATGTTCCTGTAAGTAGATTAGAATCTTCACAAGGGTTTAACTTAGGTCGTTCATCTGAGATTACAAGAGATGAATTAAAATTTACTAAGTTTGTACAAAGATTAAGAAAGAAATTTACAGAATTATTTAATGACATATTAAGAACACAGTTAATTTTGAAAAAAGTCATTTCAGAAGAAGATTGGAATAGTATTTCTCAAAACATACAGTATGACTTCTTACAAGATGGTTATTTTGCTGAACTAAAATCAGCAGAAATGATGAGAGAAAGAATACAATTAGTAAATGAGATGAGAGATATGGTAGGTAAATACTTCTCAGTAGAATACATGAGAAAGAATGTGCTTAAACAATCTGAATCAGAAATTGCTGAAATGGATAAACAAATTAAACAAGAGATTGATGATGGTATTATATCATCACCATTCTCACAAACTGATGAAGACCCAATGGGTGGGTAATAAACGGAGGATATTATGACAGAAGAAGTAAAAGACTTTATTGATAATCTTGCAACAGGCGATAATGCAAATGCTGGTGAAGCATTTAAAACAGCATTAAGACAAAAGGTTGCTGATGGTCTAGACGCTAAAAGAAAAGAAATGGCAAGTAATATGTTTAATTCTGTAACTGCTCAATCTATACCTGATGAGGCAGAAGCTTTTAGTGACCCTAAACCAGAAATTGCTGAACCAGGTACTTTTGACAGAGACGGAAATGTTGTAAGTCAAAATGATGGTCAAGCAGATATAGATTTATCAGCAGATGAAAACAAGTGATATAATAAAAGAATATAGCATTCACGATTCTAATGCTTTTAACTCTTTGTCTCCTAAGATGAAAGAGGCGGCTGAATCTCTATATGAGATGTTAAACAGTTATGTGGATGGAGAAGATTTCGTAGACAGTATTGAATTTTGTATTATGACTGTCTGTGAAAAACATAATATAGAAAAAGATAAACTTTTAGACTATGTAGAACTAGAAGTTAGAGAACAACTTAAACAAACAATAGAGGTGTAAAGAAACTATGGCAGTAACAACTAAAAAATTAGCAGATACTAAAACACATGCCAAAGTATTACTCACCTGGAACGCCGACGCCGCTACAACAGCAGCTGCCGTGGACGCTTCAGCGTTGAGTGGACATGCAAACGGCGCTAAACTTCATATTACAGATATTAAATTTGCTGTAAATATAGGAGAGTGTAAATTAGAATTTAAGGGTGCTTCAAGTGATGTTGAGGCAATAAATTTATGTGGCTCTGGTCATTACTATGGTGCTGTAATTAAAAATACAGCAACAAATGGCGGTGCAACAGGTGGAGATATATCTGCTACAACAACTAATGCTTCATCTGGTTATGCATTATTGACATTACAAAAAGTAGATATGGGCGAAAACGATTAGGAGATAAATTATGGCAGATACAGTAACAGTACAAACAATTGCTGATGTAGCAGGTGTAAAACATGTTAGTAAAATGACTAACATATCAGACGGTACTGGTGAAACATTGGTAACTAAGATAGACGCTTCAGGAACAAATGGTATGACTGAAGACGCTACTAAAGTGTTAGCAAGACTGTGGTATTCTATTAATACTACTAATAGAAATGCCGCTGTTGAGTTATTGTGGGGTGGAACCACAAACGGCACAATGGTCGTACTGAATGGACAAGGACATTGGGATTTAAGAACATTCGGTGACGGAATAGCTAACAATGCAACAACACCTACAGGTGATGTTTTATTATCAACTAGAAATTTTGTTTCTGGTGATAATTACACTATTTTAGTAGAATTTAGATAAAATTATGCATTTAAAGTACAGTTTTGTATAAATAGTATATAACAAAAGAGAGAGTTACACTTATGAAATTAATTTCAGAAGAAGTATCAAGTGCCGAGTATCTTGTAGAAGAAGACAAGAACGGCAAGAAAGAATACAAGATTAAAGGTGTTTTTTTACAGTCTAACATCAAGAATCGTAATGGGCGTGTATACCCTAAAGAAATCTTGATGAAAGAAGTAACAAGATACAATAAAGAATTTATCAATAAAAATCGTGCATTTGGTGAGTTAGGACATCCTGATGGACCAACTGTAAATCTTGAGCGAGTTTCTCATATGATTAAGAAACTTTATCCAGATGGCGATAACTTTATTGGTGAAGCTAAAATCATGGACACGCCTTATGGTAAGATTGTAAAAGGTCTTATTGATGAAGGTGCTCAATTGGGAGTATCATCTAGAGGCATGGGTTCTATCGTACAACGCAACGGCGCTAACTATGTGAAAGATGATTTCATGTTGGCAACTGCCGCTGATATTGTAGCAGACCCTTCAGCACCTGCCGCTTTCGTAGAAGGCATTATGGAAGGTAAAGAGTGGGTATGGGACAACGGTCTCTTAGTCGAGAAAGATATAGAGGCGTGGAAGATGGAAGTGATTAATACGAAAAAAAGACAACTAGAAGAAAAAAAACTAGAAGTCTTTGATTCGTTTATTAGAAAACTATAATATTATAAATATTACCTGAACTCTGAAGTTTAGGAGTTTATAGTACTATAACATTAATAAAGAGGAGATTTTCAATGGCAGAATCAGAAAAACAACCTGAGACTATCGAAGAAGCGGCTCATGCAAATCCAAATGCTGACGCTCCTAAAAAGAATGCTGTTGCAGCTGAACCATCTCATTTAAAAGGTGATTATGAAGATTTAGGTTCACCAGTAGTTAAACCTACAGACGCTAATGCAGCTGACGGTACGAAAAAGGTTAATAAAGTTTCAGACGCCGTATCCAAGTCTACACAAGTGGGCTCAGAGCCATCACACTTGAAAGCAGGATACCACGAAGAAACTGAAGATTCTAATGATGAGGAAATCGTTGAAACTAAAGATAAAGAAGAAGTAGAAAAAGAAGGGAAATATATGAAAGCAGGTAAGCACATGAAGGCTGGTAAAAAAATGTCTATGAAAGCAATGGATGACATGGAAAAAGACAAGTCTATCAAAGCTGCTCATTGTAGTGAATATGACCCAGAAGAAGCTAATTCTTTAGATGTCCGAGAGGACATTGACGCTTTAGTAGGAGACGCTGACCTATCTGAAGAATTTAAACAAAAGGCTGCTACAATCTTTGAAGCTGCAATTACTTCTAAAGTAAAAGCAGAACAAGAGAGACTACAGTCTGAATATGATACTAAATTTGAAGAAGAAATCTCAAAATCTAAATCTGAACTAACTGAAAAGGTTGATTCATACTTAAACTATGTGGTTGAAGAATGGATGAAAGAAAATCATTTAGCACTAGAAAGAGGTATCAAGGGCGAAATCGCTGAAGACTTCATTGGTGGACTGAAAAAATTATTTGAAGACCACTATATTGATGTACCTGATGAGAAATATGATGTTCTTGAAGACCAAGCTAGTAAGATAGAAGACTTAGAGAAAAAACTTAACGAAGAAATTGAGAAGAATGTTGAAATGAATAAAGTTAATGGTTCTTACAAAAGACAAGAAATCATTGATGAACATTCAAAAGATTTAGCTGATACAGCTAAAGAAAAATTCGACAGTCTAGTAGAAGGCGTTGAGTATTCTTCTGAAGAAGATTTTGCAACTAAAGTACAGACTATTAAAGAGTCCTACTTTGAGCAAAAAGCTGAGAAGTCTGCTTCGGCAGATATAGATGATGTTGCGGAGGGCGGTGAATCTAATATTGATTTATCGGATGCTATGGCTGCATACACCAACGCAATTAGTAAAACAAAAGATATTAAAATATCTAAGTAACTAAAGAAAGGAGAGAAGAAGATATGTACTTATCGGAAACTTATGAGAAGAAATGGCAGCCAGTCTTAGACCATCCAGAACTTCCTGAAGTAAAGGATAGTTATAAGCGTGCCGTAACTTCGGTCATATTAGAGAACCAAGAGCGTGCTCTAAAAGAAGACCAAGCTTTTCTTGCTGAAACACCAACTAACGCTGTTAGTAACTCTGGTGTAAGTAATTGGGATCCAATCCTAATTTCATTAGTCAGAAGAGCTATGCCAAATCTTATTGCTTATGATATCTGTGGCGTACAACCAATGACAGGTCCTACAGGACTTATCTTTGCTATGCGTTCTAGATATACTAACATGAGTGGCACAGAGGCTTTATTTGATGAAGCTGATACAGACTTTTCTGGTCGTAATGCGACTGGTTCTGCTGTTGATGGTTTCTCAGAAACAGCTCATAGTGGAACAAACCCTGCTCTATTAAACGATTCACCTGCTGGTACATTTACAACTGGTACTGGTATGTCTACAGCGGCTGCTGAAAGTCTAGGTGAAGATTCAGGTAATGCGTTTGCTGAAATGGCGTTCTCAATTGAGAAATCAACTGTAACTGCTAAATCAAGAGCGCTAAAAGCTGAATACACAATGGAGTTAGCACAAGACCTTAAAGCAATTCATGGACTTGACGCTGAAACTGAACTTGCTAATATTTTATCAAGTGAAATTCTTGCTGAGATTAACCGTGAAGTAGTTAGAACTATCTACATCAACGCTGAAAAAGGTGCTTCTGCTAATACAGGTACAGTTAATACTACAACTGAAGGTATATTTGACCTTGATACAGATTCTAACGGTCGTTGGAGTGTTGAGAGATTTAAAGGTCTTATGTTCCAGGTTGAAAGAGAGGCAAATGCTATTGCTCAAAGAACTCGTAGAGGGAAAGGTAACATGATTATCTGTTCATCTGATGTTGCTTCTGCACTTCAAATGGCTGGTGTTCTTGATTACGCTCCTGCGTTAAACAACAATCTAAATGTTGATGACACAGGTAACACTTTTGCTGGTGTTCTAAATGGTAAATATAAAGTTTATATTGACCCATATTCTGCAAATAACACTGCTAAACAATACTTTGTAGTAGGTTATAAAGGAACTTCACCATATGATAGTGGTTTATTCTACTGTCCGTATGTACCATTACAAATGGTTCGTGCTGTTGGTCAAGATACTTTCCAACCAAAAATCGGGTTTAAAACTCGTTACGGGTTACAAGCTAACCCATTTGCTGAAGCTGGTTCAGGCGACGCCGCTGTTATCAACGGTTCTGGTTCTGCAAACAGTAACAGATACTACAGAAGGGTACAGGTTGCTAACTTAATGTAATCTTTACTTGAAAGAGTAAACGAATTGGGGCGTTCTGATACGCCCCTTTTCACATCTAAAAACCTTATAAATATAAGTATGACAGAAACAAACTCACTATCAAGGCAACCTAGTAAACTGGATTATGCAGCTGCTACTCAGTTTAAGTTTAATATAATTAAACTACCTAAAGTAGAATTTTTCTGTACATCTGTAAACATACCAGGCATTACATTAGGTGAAACTTCACAAGATACACCATTAAAAACTATACCAATACCTGGCGATAAATTAACTTATGCAAGTTTAAATGTATCGTTTCTTGTAGATGAAAACTTAGAGAACTATCGTGAGATACATGGTTGGTTAACAGGTTTAGGATTTCCTAGAAATCACACACAGTTTGAGACTTTAGTAAATGCCGGTACTGATAGATTTCCGACTGCAACTGCAACAGCAAAAAATAGAGACGCTGGTATAAGTCAAGACCAAGGTTATGATGTGGGGGCATATTATTCAGACGCCACATTAACTGTATTGTCAAGTAAAAATAATCCTGTATTAGAAGTAAGATTTAGAGATTTATATCCTACTTCACTAACTGGTTTATCTTATGACCAACAGGCTGGCGATACTTCATATCTCACAGGTGATGTATCATTTAGTTACTTAATATATGAATTTGCAACTGTAGGAAGTGCTAGAACTACTGAAACAACCACCTAAGACTTGACATTTACTCAGTTTTATTATATAATGGTTAGATTATGAACAATATGTTACTAAGAGAACACCCTGTAAACAAATTAAAAAATACCTTTA